TGATGGCGGCAGCGGCGGGCTGGGCCAGTTTCGGCAAAGCGACGGTCGGGGTCGCGCTGCCAACCGTAACCGCGGCGGCCGCAGGCTGGACGAGGACGTTCGCCCCTGCCACGACGGTAGGTGTCGCCGTGCCGATGGTGACCGCGGCTGCGGCCGGGGCGATCGTGACCGGGGTGCCTACCGCCGGGGTGGCACCTGCGACGGCGACGGCCGCTGCGGCGGGCTGGCTCAGGATGTAGTTCTGGGCGACGACGGTCGGGGTGGCGGTGCCGACCGTGATGGCCGCTGCAGCGGGCTGGACGAGGATCGGTGGGATCTCGCGGACGGCCAGGGCGACGATCGCCGTGTCATCGGCCGCGCTGGTGAACCCGACGTCGGCCGCGCCCTGCGATGGCGTGTTCTGGTAGGCGAGCGCGATGCCGTAGGCCGTGAAGTCGATGCTGACCGGGACGGTCGAGCCCGTGTCCGCGGTACCCGGGGAGGCGGCACCTGTGTAGCGGCACGCGAAGCGCAGGGAGTTGGTGCCGGGACTGCCGTCGGTGATCGAGACAACCGACGTGGTCGCGGTGCTGGTGCCGCTGGTGCTGGCGGCGGTGTTTGACGACGAACCGCCGTAGGTCTTGACGCCCGGCAGGTAGACCTCGGTCGCCGAAGCCGCCGTGACCGTCGAGCACGTCGCGTACAGGATGTGCGTCCACGGCGTCGAGTCGGAGCGGTTGACGACGACGGCCTTGGTGCCCGTTCCGCAGACGTCGAGGTAGTAGGCCGTGACCTGGCCCGGCTCGGTGTCGGTGTCCTTGCCGATGTACGGGACGGCGGTCATCGTCACGCCGCCGTAGGTCACCGACGTGACGGGCGGGGTGGCGTTGGTGACGACGCCGCAGACGAACACGAGCGCGCCGCGGGCCGACCCGCCACCCGTATGGTTCCAGGTGAACGACGCGGAGCCGCTGTGCCCGGTGGTACTGCCGTGGCTCTCGGTGGAGACGTCGTGGGCGACTGCCATCAGTCAGTCCAGAACTCGCGGAGGCAGGACACCCCGCCCCAGCGATCCTTCGTGGCGGTGAACGAGCGCTCGCCAGTCCAGGCGACCGTCCAGCCCTTGTCCGCCGCGCCCCTCGCCTTGGCATCGAGCAGGTCGGCGTCCGTCTGGTCCGGGGCGTGCGGTTCGATCGGGCATGGCTCGCCCGCCTCTCCGTCCACGGTCTGCCGATACCAGACGGACATCTGACTAGGTGACGGTGACGTTGATGACTGCGGCCCCGGTGCCGCCGATCTGGAGCTTGTTGCCGTTCGTCGCGGTCACGTCGCCGTGACCCGTGTCGAGCGCCGCGAAACACAGGATGTACTTGGTGGCCCCGTCGTAATAGGTGACGGCCTGCTTCGCCACGAGGTTGGCCGTGCCGGCCGTCCACTCCGTCACGGCCGCCTGCGTGATCGCGACATCGTTGGTGGTGACGGTCGCGCTCGCGAGGTCGACGGCTGCGCCGCCGGTGGCGTACCCGGTGTTCGTCGTGCCGACCTCGTTGGTCACGACGTAGACGGTCGAGGCCGCCGTGATCTGGTTCCACACGGTGTAGAGGGCGGTCTTGAACGCGCCCGAGTCGATGGGGATGGAGCCGTCGGCGATGAGCTTGGCGGCCCCGTTGGTCAGGGTCCACGGATCGGCTGCCATTCTGGTTTCTCCTTAGCTGGTCTGGATGACTTCGGCCGAGAGGCCGTCGCTGCCTCGCTTGATTGACTGGACGGCCGTCGTTCCGTCCTCGAAGAACTGGCGGACCGCGGTCATGCGCCGGTCCGGCCCGCGCTCGATCACTGCGCGAACGACGCGCGGAGCTGTCTGCCCATCGCGGCCAGGGGCTCCGTCCCGGCCGGCGAGCCCGCGCTCGCCCGCCGGACCCGGCACTCCGCGATCACCTTTCGGTCCGGGGGTGGTCGAGGCGCTGCCGTCGCGGCCGTCGTCACCCGGCCGGCCCGTGTCGCCGACCGGCCCCGGCACGCCGCGTTCGCCCTGCGGCCCCCGAGCGCCGGCCGGCCCGCGCTCGCCGCGGGGGCCCTGCATGACGATCCCGGCGGCGACGATCCCGGCGACGAGGTCGTCTGCGGTACTCATCGGATCGGCCCCCGGGCGATACGGGTCACGCCCAGCTCATCCTTCGAGATCGTCATCTGCGTCGGCGGCTCGGGCAGCGGCGGGGCGGGCGCGGCGGCGAGCGCCTCCTCGGTCGCCAGATCCTTGAACCGCTCGATCTGCTGGGGGCTGTAGCCGGCGTCCTCCCAGAGCTGCTCCTTCGGCACGCCGAGCGACTGGAGCTTGACGAGCGCGTCGACGTGCTCGCTCTCGGTCTTGGTCTCCGCGTCCTTCCAGATCGTCTCGGCGTCGGTCGCCGACGAGCGCACCGTGTCGCCGAGCGTCAGGAAGGCGAGACGCATGGCCTCCTCCCAGCCCTCCCCGAAGTCACGCTGGCGACGCAGGGCCTTCGCCACGAGGCCGGTCTCCGCGGCCCGCAGCGACTCGCCCGACGGGAACGAGCCCGCCTGGCCGAGGAGGTAGTGCGGTGGTGTGCGGGTCGTGCTCGCGATGATCTGGATCGTCTGCTCGATCGACTTGACGTAGGGCGTGAGGTCGGTCGCGTCGAACGTCCCGAACTTCGCGTCCGGCGCGGCGGTCGAGGCCCAGCGGTCGATCGCCGCCTTCCAGGGCTCGAGCGGCCGCCCGTTCTCCGGGTCGACCGGGATCTCGATGCCGGTCGCCCAACGCTGGCGGAACGCGCCCGTCTCCGAGGCGAGGAGCATGTCGAGGATCAGCTTGTTCAGCGCGTCCTGGAGCGGCAGCACGGAGGCGATCTCGCTGGTGCCGACGCCGTCGAGCGAGGGATCGTTCGCGAGCGGCACGATCGGCACCACGCCGAGCGGGTTGGCCAGTGGCCACGCCTCGCCCGGGACGGCTCGCGGCTCCCAGCCGCCGCTGTTGAACCGGCCGTCCGATCCGCGGCCGTTCGTCGTCCACTGGTACTTCTCGAGCCGGTCCGGGAAGTACAGGGTGGCGAGCTTCGTCCCGTCGAGGGCCTCCCACTTCTTGAGCGCCGCGACGCGCTCGAGCGGATCGTCGCCGTAGGCCACGACCACCTTCGCCGGGTCCTGGATGCGGATGAGCGGCGTGTCGTCGCCGGGCCAGATGAGCACGGAGACCTCGCCCGAGATGAGCGCCTCGCGGTGGGCCCGCTGGCTCTGCTCGTCGAGCTGGTTGGCCTGCCAGATGTCCCAGGCGTCGGAGTCGGCCTGCTGGCCGGCCTCGCCGAGCCGGAACCCGGTGACGGTCAGGCGTTCCTCGACGGCCTGGACCACGAGCTTGCAGAAGTTCGCGCTGAAGTGGCGGAACCGCTGGGCGAACGCGGACCGGAAGTCGGTGGACGCGAAGGCGAGCGGCTGGTCGCCCGCGTAGTAGCGGTGGAGCAGGTCGAGCGCGGGCCGGCGGTTGTCCAGCCGCTTGCCCAGCTCCTCGAGCCACCAGGCGGAAGTCTCGATCTCGGCCATCAGAACGTCACCATCTTTCGGGACGGCCCCTTCGCTGGAGGCGTGGTTGCGTGATAGGCAGCCCGGTCACGGGCGATCAGGGCTGCGATGAGGCGGTCGATCTTCCGCTCCGAGCTGCGGTTCTCCTTCGTCGGCCGGGCACCGCGGGGATCGATCTTGAGGACCGCGTTCGCAACGTGGCGGGCCAGGGCGGGCGAGCCGTCGTGGGACAGGCGCCGCTCGAGCACCGCGGCGTAGAACTCCTTCCAGGCGGGCACCATCCGCTCGAGCGAGTTGGTCGGCCACTCCAGGACGTTGCGCCCCTTCCGCTCCCACGCCTGGATCTGCGCCCGCCACTCGAACGGGTCACAGGCGAGCTCCACCACGTTGAGGCGGGCGAAGGCGTCATCGACCGCGGCCTCGACCGTCTCGGCGTCGACGCGCCAGTGCAGGTCCCCGATCGGGCGCTCCCAGCCCGCGACCTCGAAGAGGTGGAAGCCGTCGAGCGTGCATCCGATGAGGGCCGTGGAGTCGCCCGTCCAGGAGCCGTCGAAGCCGAGCACCACGGGCTCGGTTGGACTGACGACGCGCTCCGGCTTCGCGCACGCCTCCCAGGCTCCGGTCGGGATGGCGGCGGAGATCGTCGAGACCCATTGGTTGAGGTGCTTCGTCCGGAACTCGTGCTCGGGCGTCGGGCCGATCGCCGAGACCAGCTGCTCGGGGTCGAGGATGTCGCCGTAGCCCGGGTTGGCGATGCCCCACGTCCGGGGGTCGCGGTAGTCCAGGTCCTCGGGCGCCGACCACCACTCGAGGTAGAAGCTCGGGTCGTCGATCTCGCCCGCGGCCACGCGGCGGCCGTACTCCCACAGCCGGTAGCAGAGGGTCTCCCGGCCGTGGGAGTCGTACCGCGCCCCGGCGGTCGTGATGCCGACCTGCATCGGGTCGATCCGGGCGCCCATCGCGAGCGCGAAGACGTTCCACAGGTCCTCGTCGATGACGTGCACCTCGTCGACGACCGTCAGGGTGGGCGAGAGGCCCTCCTTCAGCGGTGCCTCGGCCGAGAGCGCCCGGTAGACGGAGCCGGATCCGGGCACCTCGATCGCGTCGCGGTAGAGGCGGCACGCCTCGGAGAGGTCAGCGTCGAGCTCCACCATGCGCTTCGCCGTGCCGAAGACCAGGCGCGCCTGGTCGCGGTCGCCGGCGACGCTGTAGACCTCGGCCCCGGCGTCCTCCATGACCAGCCCGTAGAGCGCGACCCCGGCGATGAGCGCCGTCTTCCCCTGCTTGCGCGGCAGCCCGATCAGCGCGGTCCGATGGCGGCGCCGGCCGTCAGGTCGGCGGGCGAAGAGGCGATCGACGATCGCCGTCTGCCACGGGCGCAGCACGAGCGGGTCGCCGGCGCCGGCCGCGAACGACTCCTTCGTCACCCGGGCGTGCGCGGCGATGAAGGCGCGGACGTCCGGCCCTTCGCCGGCGCGGATCTGCGAGGCAGGCACGGCCGTCAACCAGCGCGGCCGCGGCCGAGCCGGGCGTCGCGGCGGGCGCGCAGGGCTTCGAGGTTCGACTTGGCCCGCACCTCGGCCACGCCCAGCCGGGAGCGGTCGGCGGGTGACAGACCCAGCATCGAGAGCCATGTCGTCAGGTTCCTCTCGACGCGCTCGAGGCGGATGAACGCGGCCGGCGAGTAGCGTCCGGCTGCCCAGTCCGGCGGGAGCGCGGCGATCGCGGCGCGCAGGGCGAGTCGCTCGTCCCAGGCGTCACGCAGGAGCTCGACCAGGGCGATCCGGTCCGGCTCTCCGATCCACGCCCCGGCCGGCCCCTCGATGAGTGAGCGCACCAGGTCGGCGCCATCGCCCGGCGGATCGACGACGACGACGCTCGGGGCGATGAGGGTGAGCGGCTTGGGCAGGGCGCGTCCGCCGGGGTTGCCCCGCCGGCGCTTCGACTCGTTCGGAAGGGGCGCGGGGCCAGGGCGCCGGGGGCCGGCCACGTCACGCCGATGCCTCGTCTTGAGGGGTACTACAGGTGGTGGTGCGTCCGTCCGACGCCACTACATATGGTGGTGCCTGAGGCCCTGCAACCCGCCGCGGTGTGTCTCTGGC